TCAGCAGCCGTTGAGAAGGTTAATTGTCCTTCGCTAGACCCTCCTAAATAAGAACCCTTAATTATAGCCCTATCTGTGCCAGTATCTCCGAACACAATAGAACCGCCCTTATTTGATGCCGCTGCTATATCTGACCCAACTCGTATAGTAGCACCTTTAGCTGCTACTCCAGCTACGTCAGTTCCTACTACATCTAACACTTGAGCAGGGTCAGTTGTGCCTATGCCTACTTTACCATTTAAATATATCTCATCTGAGCTGAAATTTCCCCCGATAAGTGGGGTTCCCTCTGCAGTAGCTATGTAAAGTCTATTATCTTCATCAACTAAAGAAGATGGTCCTGCCTGATATCCCAAACATACATTAGCGCTACCAGAAACATTTTTTGCTCCCGCACTTAATCCTAAATAAGTATTCTGTTCACCAACAGTAGTGTAAAATCCTACCCCATCTCCTATCATAACATTGAATCTTCCTGTATCAAGATAACGACCTGCATTTTGACCAATAATTACATCTTGACGTGCCGATGATATAACTTGTCCGGCCTGATTACCAATTATTACATTACGATTAGCATTGGTTCCTTCATTTCCTGCATAATATCCTAAATATACATTCCCATATCCCGAAGAGTTCTTCGACCCTGCGGATTTACCTACAGCGACGTTACTGTTACCACTCATATAACTATCATTCATTGCACCGTAACCTATTGCCACATTATCGTTAGTACCTGATGCTTTGTATAATGCGTAACCGCCTATAGCTACATTATTATTATTATCTGTGCCAGCTCTGTTAGAACCCATTGCATAGAAACCCATTGCTGTATTGCTGGTACCTGAAGTCAGTGTCTTCATAGAATACATACCAACTGCTGTATTGTAGGAATTGGTATCTTCAGTGAAATCAGACAATGATTCAAAACCTATAGCTGTATTGCCACTACCAGTCCCTCCTGCATCATCTCCAATAACTACATTTTTATCTCCGTCATCTAGGACCATTCTACCTACTACGTGCAATTTCTCAGATGGTGAAGTTGTGCCTATGCCTATTTTTTTATCATAGGTTATATTAAATGGAGGTGTTCCACCTTGGTTTGTATTTGCTATATTGAAAGTGGTGTTATCTACTCCTACCTCCCATTCACCATTAGCATTCATCGTATCCAAATACATTCTAGCATCCCAAGCAGTGTTACCAGCTGTCAATCGTAATTGATTAGCATTACCTCCTGAAATATGTAACATACTAGCAGGTGCAGCTGTACCTATGCCTACCAACCCTTTCCAAGCTGTTAAAGTGTCAACAAGACTTCCTGTTTTTATTGTCTTAAGACGAATTGAACCCTGCTCAGTAGTATTTGATACAGTATCAGCGATACCATATATTTCAGCAAATTCCTGTTTGTTACCAACACCATCTCTTCCATAAAAACGAATGGTCCCAATTGCATCCCCATCATCAGGGGTAGATACACCATAATTATCATTAAAAAAATCTAAATAAGGCGCTGTAGCATCTGTCTTAGTGTTTTTTAGTGTTAAAACGGGTTTAAGAGTAGTAGAACTAGATACAGTTATATCAGTTCCATCATATTGTAAACCCTTACTTCCAGTAGCAGATGTAACTCCATCCCAATAAGTTATATAATTGGCAGCCCCACTTCCAGTAATATCTCCACCACCGCCACCAGCTAAAGCAGATAAATCTGCGGTCCAAGTAGTAGACTGAGTAGAACCAGTAAGGATGTCATCCTCTCCTAATTCACCCCCTGTAGTATAATAATTATTACCAGCAGCTGCTACTTTGGCTCTCCCGTGTGGTAAATAACTTCTTGAAAATGGCATACTAATACCTACGTGTCGTAGGTTAAAAAAGTTTGTGGGGATTTTTTATACAGAATCCCCAATCTGTCCTACGCTCCTAAGAGCTAAACTCTCATAGTGAAGGAATGACCTATCTATGCAGTATTGATAACAATTACTCCAGTCTCAGGTCGGATAACTTTAAGTCCATATCTCATAGACATATAAGAACCGACAATTCCAAAACCGGGGTTTGCTTCTTCAACCGTTAGAGGTCGTCTTTCAACATAAGCCACCTGTTTGACAGTAGAATCAAAGATACCAAACCTTGTGGAAGGTATCCAAGCACTAGTGTAAACATTTAGACCATATAATTGTCCAACTAATCCGTTTTGTGAAGTCTTCTCGAATCCAGCCATCTGACCACCAGCATCACGTGGAGTACTTGCGACATACACTGCTGTAAAATCTGCAAGGTCCAGTAATGACTTATAATGGGCAGGTGATATGAAAACTGTATCTGCATTGTATCCCATATTACCAATCAATTCGATTGCATTAGTAACATCGGCTAGTCTCAATTTCCCTGCAACTCCAGAAGCAGCAGTCACGTAGTGACTCTTCGTTAATTGCGCATCTGAGGTAAGACCATAGTTATACAATCTTCCAGTATCTACTGCACCGCCTGAAGCTATGAATCCACCGTAAATATTTTCAGAAAAATCAGTAACTGAACCAGTTCCATTTTCTCCGTTATCTACTCCGATGTTTGCGCCACTTACTCCAGTACCTAATGTTGTATCTACTAAACCAAGTAATGCGTAAACGACGTGTTTCTCCAAATGCCTGTCAACCGCTCTGCGGGCTTCGTTAAGGGCCAATTCAACTTCGTTAAATCGGGAATCCTCAATCATTCTACGGGTAACACCCAGTGCAATACCCCACTCTTTAACGCTAACTCTTTCAGAGCGCATCTTAGTGTGTTGATACTTAGGGGTGCTTCCTTCATCTATCTGTTCCATATTCATCGATGGAAGACCAAATGTAATATCTATGTCTCCACCAGTGTCTGTAGTCATACGCTCCGTAAACAAACTAATGACCGGAATATCAGTTGTCCTGTAATCGACTAATGCATCTTTATAATCGATAAGGACCCTCTCTCCCGTGCCGCCTGTTGCTGCGTAAGACCCAGTGTTATTGGAAGTAAGTAAACCTTCTTGTGTTGTAACCATCTAAATCACCTTATCCGAAAATCACCTTTTTAAGGGCCGGTGCGCCACCTGTCGTGTTCGCACTGTCTACGTACGTCGCTACCGCTTGTTCAAGCGTTTCTGCCGTACCTGCTGTTTGCAAATACATTAATGCTGTACCTACAAATAATCTGTCACCTGCGGCAATTGTCCCTGAACAATAAGTCTTCAGAACAACTCCCTTCCCCGTTACCATATTTACTATATTACCAGAAGTAGCCGCTGTAAGCGATACTCCCAATCCTACGTTACCACTAGCTTGACAAGGTTCTACTTCTCCAGTACCAATCATCTTACAATAATCCCCTGCTGCTATGGTCTCGTCAGCGATAAATGGTATAATACGGGCTGGTGCTCCACCATCATTAACTATAATTTCTGTTGCCATAATTAATCACCTTTATTTTACCTTTCTTCCCGAGTATTCGATATTTCCTTTCTCGTTCATAGAGAACATTCTCTCTACTTCGGGTTCGGCCTCTACGGCCTTGTCTTCAGAATCCTTTGCGATTCCCTTACCAAAAGTCTTTTCGGTTTCGGGCATCTGCATTGACTCTAATGCTTCAAAAAATCCAGAAAGCTTATTATCTTCCCATTGAGCTAATTCTTCAGTACGTGTATCTTGACCATCTTCCTTGATTCTACCAAGTAACAGTTCTTTGGAAATAACATTACCGACAAGCTCGTGCTTAATGCGTTTTGCTTCAGCAACTGTTCTTTCCTCCTCTGCTTTCTGGTAGGTCTCTATGGATTTGGTAGCTTCTGCGTACTTATCCTCTAGCTCTTTATGGGCGGATGTTACTTCCTCGAGTTGTTTCTTGTATGAAGCAAACTCTCTCTCTAATATTCTATCAGAATCTGTCTTTACAACTTCCTCGCTCATATTTTCGACCTCTTTTTCTTCGCCGTCGTGGGCGCATTGGCAACTTCCCTCTTGTCCTCCACAGCCACAATCTTCCTTGGCTGCAAATTCTCTTTGGGTATGTGTACCACATTTCGTGTCAATCGTGCATTCCCCACAAACGGGTGTTGCTATCTCGTTATCAATAAACGAGACCTCAACCGGCCTAATGTTAGTGGCATACGAATCACCCATAACATCAACATCTTTCGAAAACCAGTCTATACTGACGTGCGTGATGTCACCGTCTTTAACTTTTTCAATCACTTCAGCTGTTCTTTCTGTAGGCTCAAATACTTGAGCTGTCATAGTCACAGCTATCTTTCCATTCTCTAACTCCTCAATCTGAGGGTTAATTGCCTTTCCGATTAAATCTTCAGGCGTTCTTTGATGAGTGTAATATATAGGCAATTCATTGAATGCATCCAAACTTTCCTTAAGCATACTGGGTTCAATGAAAACCTTCTGGTCATCGCCATCAACTTCGTAGTCGTGACGACCAGATGTAATAGCTTTAATTGGAAATTCCCATAAATCGTTCTTACCGGAAACTTCCTTAATCTTCTCAACATCTAATTTGAAATCTAAAGCAAATTTTCTTTGGGTCTCTTCAGTGTTAGTGATTCCAAATTCTTTTTCTTGACCATTTTCTTCTGCCCACATCAGGCACATTCCACGAGCCATATTGTCGTGGTCCGACATTCCCCTCTTTTTTAATCGGGGTCCCAATTCTAATACACACCTTTCTAATGTACTCATACGACTACCTCTATAACTTCTTCCTTTTTTACGTTCTTACTCTTTTTTTTTCTATTCCCTGTCTTATTCTTAGAAAGTCTTTGTTCTGTTCTGCGACTTTCCTCTTTCTTGTCTTGATTTTTTCCACCACTAACATTAACGTTAGGTTCAGTAGGCTTAATCTCGACAGTTCCTTCAGGGTCTAATCCTCTTTCTGCTCTAACTTCGGATGATGCAAGTACTCCTTCAGACAGATAAATCATATCGGTCTTAGCTTTAGTGAATGCATCTTCTACATTCAAAGAGCGGAATACAAATCGGGCATCCCCTAATTGTGGCATAAGTTGTGAATTAATCGAAGATTCTACAGCTTTCTGTAGATATTTTACGTAAGGTTCGAAAATGGGTCTTGCCTCTGCTGGATTAGACCACATTGTTCTAGGTACTTTAAGTGCCATATGTATTTTATCTAATAAATCATCAGTGTATTTACCATACTCGAAAGCACGGTCAGTGCCTTCCATATCCTTAATTTGAATATCATTTCCGTGAATTATATCTTCACCGGGTTCTAAAGTATTGAATGTCTCGACTATTTCATTAATCTTGTCTGGACCATAAGGCATATCTGGAAGTCCACAGGAAATGTCGAAACGAGAGACCGCATATTTATTAAGAGCTGCACCAATATCACGCTCTGCATAATCTTTTAGGTCTACTAAGTATAAAATAGTATGAATATCAGATAATCCATACGCATAATCATCAAATGGGTTATTTTGCAATTCTACAATCTCATCAGGGTCAAACCGTACATCTTCTTGGTCTGCACCTACAGATTGGTAATACCACATCACTTGACCGTGTTCGTTCCTTTTTACGTACATATTTTGGGAAGAACGAAGAACTAGGTTGTCTCCGGTCCATTCTAAATATCCAGAACCGAAAATTCGAGCATTACGTAGCCAACCATAAATTGTCATATCAATATTAATATTGACAAACATTTCTTCAATTTCTTCTCTTAAATCCTTATCTTCTGTAACAATATCAAAACCGTCTTTCACAGCGTATAAACAAGGAAGGTCAATTAAGGAACGTACAACTGGGTCTGATAAATAAACATTCATATAGGTTCTGTTGTCCCCTATATGCTGTTCATAATTTCTCATTCCTTGAGAGTGGGAAAGTTTTAACCTTCTTATAACACCGTCTCCAAAACTGCGTGGAACATCCTCCGGTGTAACCGGATTACTTCCCGTAACAGCAAATAAACGGCGTATCCTATCACCAAGACCCATTGGTATCAACTAATAAATAGTCTGCTCTAATATTTAAAGTTATGCTTATAAACCACGCATAAATCTTTTATTTGGGCTTGAAATACGTCTTCCGGTGGTTACTAATCCAGTCCTACTATTTTTTCCACGTGTCATTGAAGACCCCTTTTTTCTAACCGTTACAGATGTTAAAGTAGCACTCGCTGGAAGCATAGAAAGGGCTGAATGGACCCCTAGCATACTACTATCACAATAATCGTCGTGTTTTCCACTCGGAGCTGATATTTTCTCGGTTTTTTGAGTCGAATCCATCACATATTCCAAATCTACGTGCTCTCTATACCATTTCCACATTAATTTCTTGGCTTTTCCTTCCTGTAACTCAATATTCGGCACTCTGACAGCACCTTTTTGCACAAACGATACATAATCACGATAACCATAGGTTTTTGTTCCTCTGGGTCCTCCTGTGAACACAAAAGGTAAGAAATGGATACTTCGAGGTATACATTCCACCCTTATTTCTTGTTCAATAGCACCTCCAATACCAGTTGCATCGATAATAACACGAGCGGCGTTAAAAGTATCAGCGACAGACATAATCCGTTGTCGTTGATAAGGGATATCGTGGCCTCCAGACTTGGGCCCGATTTCTTCCAAATATA